AGAGCTATAGCAAGAATGAACAAAAGGAAAAACGGCTTCAGTAATGCAGCCCAAAACCAGACCATAGGACTCCCATAATGTCACAACCAACACCATACACGCCAACTACTGACTTCAGTCAGCAAGAGGCTAATAACGCATCAGGACGTTCAACGGTTAATACCGCTGCGCTAGATGCTGAATTTGCAGCCATTGATACTACACTAGATCAGACTCTAGCAAATATCCAGCTATTGCAGCGTGACGATGGACGATTGATGGATGTATCTGTAGAGATGCACACGCTTTCTCCTGAAGTATTGAATCTGATGGGTGGGTTTAATCTTCGCGGCGCTTGGTTATCAAATACAGATTACTCAGTAAATGACCTTGTTTCTAGCGGTTCATATACTTACGTTTGCTCAGTTGCTCACAATTCAGGCCCGACATTCTCAGAAACAAACTGGTTAAAGTTCGGTTTCGCAGGGTCAAACGATGCTGCACAAGCGGCGGCGGCGGCTGCGGTAAGTGCCAATGAAGCACACATTAGCGAATTAGCTGCTGCTGCTTCTGCTTCTTCTGCTAGTGGATTTGCAACCACCGCAACGACTCAGGCTGGATTAGCTTCGTCAAGTGCTACTGCGGCTGATGCTAGTGCTGATGCTGCGGCGATTAGTGAGACTAACGCAGCAAATAGCGCATCTGATGCGGCTTCTAGTGCTTCTAGTATTTCAGTACCCGGCGGCAAAGCAATGGTGCTGAAAGACTCGGCAGGCGTTGCTTATCTTGAAGGAGTAGTTGGTACAACTGCACAGCGTCCCGGTTCTCCTATTGCTGGATATACAAGATTTAATACTACTCTTGGCTATAGTGAAACATGGAGTGGATATGATTGGGTTGCAAGCGGGGATGTTACTCTTTCAGGAACACAGACACTTTTAAACAAAACGCTTGATTCATCTTGTGTCGTTCCTGCCGCTGCTTTGCAGCAGAAGATAACCAGCGGTGGGACAGTAAATACTACATCTGGAACAACTGTTTCGATCACCACTGCGCTGCCAGCTTGGGCTAAGAAAGTAACTATAAACCTAATTGGTGTATCAACCAATGGAACTGACCTTTTGACACTTAGGCTTGGCCCGGTCGCCGGACTAGAAACTTCAGGTTATTTAGGGGCGGTGGAAAATTCAGGTGGATCAATAGTAACGAATTTCTCTGGTAGTTGTTTGCTAACTACGGGTGGCGATTCGTCAGCGGTTTACCACGGAACAATCCACCTAACGCTGAGTGATGCTAGTGCTAATACTTGGTCAATTGAGGGTATTTGCACGAGGTCTGATGCCGGTTCGGTATTTAAGTTTGCGGGATCAAAGTCTCTGGCTGGCGCACTAACGCAATTTGCCTTAACAACTGCTAGTGGAGCGGATACTTACGATCTCGGCAAAGCATCTTATACATACGAATGATGCGCTATTTACTATACCTCATGCTCTACATCCCAGTCCAGCTATTCGCTTATCTGATTACTCCGTTGCTGCCGTTGTTTGCAGTAAAGCGAATGGGTTGGTGTGATAACCATAGATACCGCGAGTATGATATACGGCTTCCTATTTGGTTATCTTGGTTTGATACACCGGACAATTCGCTTTTCGGGGATGCTAATTGGGCAGCAAGACATCCTTGTGAAACTTACTCAGATCAAGTAGCTTGGCTCTACCGTAACAGTCTGTACGGCTTCAAGTGGAGCGTCATAGCAGCACCAAATAATCCTAAGGTCTGCACCGTGATCGAAGGGCCAACTAACCTTGATTACCACACCAAAACATACGGTGTCATGCGGATTACTCGGACTGATGGATATTGGCAATATAAGTGTGTCAAACCGTTCATGGGTAAAATCCTTGTTCTAAACATGGGTTGGCTGCTGGATGATCCAAGCCAAGAGAAAGCGTTGTTTATGTGTTCTCCTAGAATCAAGTAATTTAGTCGGATTACGACAAATTTACGACTGAAACACTGGAAAATATTGCGGCACAATGATTGTCTAGGCTCACGCGGAGCATACTCATAACGTACTGTGCCATTCTCTATTCCTGTATAACGTTCAAAATCAATCGTTTAACGCTTCTGTATTTTCTTAAGCTAAACTCTCCGTCCGATTAATTCCGACTGAGTTTCCGACTGTGGCGAGTATAGATAAGCGTAACGACAAATGGAGAGCAGAGGTCTGTATTGACCGAAAGCGCAAGGCTAAAACCTTTGACACCAAAAGGGAAGCGGTTATGTGGGCTAACGAGATGGAATCAGGCGGGTTTCTTCCGAATAAAACGCTCAGAGATGCACTTAAAAAGTATCTGCCAATAGCCGAATCACACAAGGGCAGTCAGTCGGAAATATCGAGGATTAATCATCTTTCGGCTTCTTCTTTAGGTGATATGTCTCTCGAAAGAATTACACCAGCCAAGATTTCAGAGTACAGAGATGATCGGCTTGCTGTTGTTTCTCCTGTGTCTGTAAGGCGAGAATTAATCATTCTGTCGGCAATGTTTGAAATAGCAGTAAATGAATGGCAATGGGTGAGAGAAAACCCATGCAAGACGGTCAAGAAGCCATCACCAAGCCCAGCCAGAAGGCGCGGAGTCTCTCAGGTTGAGATTGATACTATCTGTGCAAAATTATCGACTATGCGCGTTGGTAAGCAAGTATCAGATATGTTTTTGATGTCGATTGAAACTGGTATGAGATTGGGGGAAATGTTGTCTCTACGGTGGGATAACGTCTATGAAAAATATGCGACGTTACCGGAGACAAAAAACGGCGATGTTAGGAAAGTGCCGTTAAGCCAGTTGGCTAGGGAAATAATAGACCGGAGAAGAAATATTGATCCGGTATCAGTATTTACGCTGACTCAACATGTCGCAAGTCAGACATTCAGAAGGGCAACTATTAACGGTTGTCACTTCCATGATGCTAGAAGCGAAGCCGTTACAAGGTTAAGCAAAAAACTTGATGTGATGCAGCTCGCCAGGATGATTGGTCACAGAGACATTAAAAGCCTGCTCATGTATTACGCCGAATCACCTAGCGACATTGCCGACAGACTCTAAGCTACTTGCTGCCATTGCTCAAGCTGATTGATTACTCGTTCTAGCTTGTTGGCGATTCGCTTAGTTCCGGGATGCTCAGACAATCGAATGTGCATGGTTTCAAGCTGGCGCTTAACCTGCATTGATTCCTCTTTTACAGTGGCTAGTTTTTCCTTTGTGTTCCGGCTAATTTTCATTTTTCTGATCCTCTAAAAGACTAGAGGCCGATTTCTCAGCCTCTTTGTGTTCGCATATCCGCTTACCGCATTCAGTGTAGAGCGGTCGAAAGATGTCATCGAAGTTCTCGCGGTATCTTTCGCTGTTGGCTTTGCTGCGTAGTGCATCACCAGTGATTTCGTTGGTACTCATTTCAGTACCTCCCGACTTAGCGACTCAATCGCATTAGATAACCTTTCATGTAGGTAATCAGGCAGACATTCTTTGACCGAAAAGCTCCATGATTCAAGTGCTGATAGCAGCGTGAGTAGGTCAAGACAGTCTTGTTTGCTCATGCTGATTCCTTTAGTGCTTCAAGTTCTAGTTCCTCTTCATCGGTAAATACAGACCAACACACTTTCCCCAGCACCATTTCAAGCGCGCGCTTCAGCTTGTCGCGCTCGGCAATCACTTCTTCAAGCTGCGCTTCCATCAGTTTGAATTGGCGGGTAGAGGCGCTTAGTATTTCAGATTCTTGTACTGCAGCCATTGCTGCATCGCGCTCTTTGGTTAGGGATTTGATCTGATCATCTTTATCTATGCAAGCGCATGCATCTTGATCTCTTTTACAGTCTGGACATTTTGGTGTCATCACTCACTCCTTAATCAGTTGTCGGATTTTGTAGGCCACTTGTTCAGCCCATTTCTTTTCTGGTGATGTATCTGTTAAGAAATAACCGTTATCCAATACTTGCGCAGACTGCTCAAAGGCCTCTTTCTGCGCTGCGTGGTAGAAGGCTTCCATCTGGTTCCAAGTAGGCGGTTCACAAATTGCAGCAAGTTTGTCGTCCTGTATAGCAATTCCAGTCTCAACAGCCAGCGTAATAATCTTTTCGCGTTCAGTCACGGGTAACTCCTTCCGGCAGGTGGTATATTGTTGCTGAGTGGCTGACGTAATAGTTTGTTGGTTCAAGACTATTCAACAGGGCGAGATAGCCTGCTTTGAATGCGTAGAAGTGATGATCACTCACCTGCATATTGCGTTGAAACTCCAGAAACGCCTCTCTGATCTTTTCTTCAGTCATACTTTCCTACCTCCTTCAATTCTTGTTTAAGTTCAGCAATCCGGGAGCGTAGTCGTTCTCGTCTAGCTTTATCTCGCTTGCGCTTGGATGTGAATGCGTCGGTGTCGTTTGGATCAAACCAGCTTTTTGGATAATCACCTTGGCTGCAACCCTCACCTGACCAGTCGGTGAAGTAGTGGGTCATTTCAAGCACTCCTCATTTGAGTAAGATCACCAACACAAAGTAACTGTGTTTGCTTATATCTGCCACCAGTAATGCTGATAGCCTTGAAGCGTTTAGCGTTTGTACGACTCACACGCATCTGAATTAACCAAGGGCGGCACTCATAGTCAAAGATTGCTATATCAATCCAGTTAGACCACCAGCGCCACTTTGGTATAACTACATCATTGACGGTTAGGACATCAACTTTCATTTTAAGCACTCCGGTAGTTTGAACAGTGGTTGCCAGTTACCACCGTGAGGCCATGAATCCAGCTTCGTAATAGTTCCTTTGCTGAATCTCCAAGCAACCGGCTCATTCTGCTCACTCAGCTTTTTAAGCACAGCCGCTTCTATAGCTCTGGCGAAATGCTCACGGTCTGGATAGCACTCGCTGGTTGTCATTATTTCTGTGATAGTAAGTAGGCTCACGATTCATCCTCCCAATTAATATAATTTAACCAACCCGCCGCCACTCATTCAAAGAAAATCACGCTTGTGCTGCGGTATTTCAGTGGCAAGTAGGATGTTTAAGGTCTTAAACCACGACCGTCACGGGCTGGTTAATCGTTAGATCACTTCCCAAATAATCGGGGCTGATCCCAATCCTGTGCCTGGCGCTTTACCTGCTTGACGAATAATTCCGTCGCGCTCCATCCGGTATAGCGTGGCGAGTGTTCCACCGGTTGATTGATTTCGGTACCGTGCAATATAGAAAGACTTATTTATGCCGGATTTAATCAACTTGATATATTCGGCGCGTACCTTGATGCTTTTAGTTGTTCCGGCCTTCTTGCTCGGCCTAACCTTCGGCGGCTTTATATAGTCCGAGATATTTACTTCGGCATCTGTCAGAAAATATCTGTCTTTCTGCATACGGGCTATATGGACTCGTTTAATTCTACCTTCGCTGGCTAGAGCCTGAAGGTACGTCCTGACGCAATCCTCTGTGCGTTCTACTTCGTAGCCGATTTCGCTATCGGTAGAAAATCCAGCAGCGATTAACTGGTAAATCTTTTCTTTAAGTTCAGCAACGCCAATCCGTCGCTCTTGGTTGTTACTAATTAATGATGCGTCACGAATTAACCTGATGGTTCCTTGTGGCGGGATAAATCGCTCCGGATAGAGAGCGCACATTAGAGGACTCATGCTCCTAATCTCCTTACCATTTCGTTATATGCCTCACCTGATCCACGGTGCTTACACTCTCGGCATCCGTTGTCTGTCAGGCTGATGTCGAATCGGCACTCTTTGCTCATTCGGTGTTCTACAAACTCCTTCCTGAAATAGAACGTCCCATCTGGCCGGTAGTAACGAACTGATGTGAGATACCCAATCGCACCCCATGATCTGTTATGGCATCCATACCTGAACTCATCGCCGTGCTGTGTGCGTGGATGAATGTCATGTTCTATAACTGCCACGGCTCTACCTCGTGGCTCCATGCTGCGGTGCAGTGTGGCTTACCGTAGCGTGATAGTTCGATGTAGCCATCCATCCGAATGGCAGAAACAACTAGGGCATCCCCTACTGCGAATGCCCCTTTTAGTGTGACGGTTTGCCCGACTTCGCAATGGCTTAGTCGTGGCGTTGGTTCATGGCTTGTCATGTTCTTTAATCCTCGAAATTGCAGCCTCGATGTAAATAGAAGCGTCCATCAACTCAAGCTGGAGATGGCGTAGCCAATCAATCAGCATCAGGTCATCGCGCTCTGTGGTTACGCCGTATTTCTTCAGTCCTACTTGGCTACGGGTTAGTAGGGCTTCGCGTACAGCTTCGACGTGCTTGTCAGGCGAGATCATCATTCACCTCAATAAAGCAATCTTCCTTCACGCACTTGTAAAGACTCACTGGCGGCAATTCATCCAGCTTGAAATCGGTACGAATAGCTAAGTGCCGAGCGCATGCGTATGACTTTTCGCATAGCGTCCGGTCATCACGTCGGCCAAGGCAGCGGGTGGTTTTGTTATCGATCATGCTGCGTCCCTTGTATCTTCAAATGCGAATAGATCTGGCATTGAAATCTCACGCTCCATTGCGTTCAGGTATTGCACAGAGTCAAAGAAATAACCTGTGTTCAGTTCGCTACCTTGACCGCGACGGCCTAGCTTTAACGCTCGATACGGCACTGAACCAAGACCGCAGAATGGGTCATATACCTTGTCACCTGCGTTTGAATAGCGAGTAATAAGCCGGTCAATAATGTCGAATTGAAGTGGGCATACGTGCAGCATGGCGCGTTTCTGTCCCTGTTGCGTATTGAGTGTCAGCATGCGATTGACGTTATGCCAAACCGTATCATCATGGCTACCTGGTGCAAGACTCATAAAGGTAGAAGGCAAAGCACCTCTTGCCTCTAAATCCTCGCCAATCTTGACGTGATGTTCGTAGTCATAGACGTTTTGTAGGCTGTACTCGGTGAATGCTTTGGCGAGTTTATCAGGCCCCATGCCGGCTAAATCTTCAGCGGTTAAAAGTCGGTTCCCTGATGATCTCCAAAACGCATGAGCATCAACTTGCCAGCGACCGCGTGTGTAATCTTGCTTACTCTTGGTAACCGGAACGTCACCATAACCACGGGATCTATCTGTCTGAGGCTTACGGAATAGAAGCACATACTCTGGACTTCCAACGCCCATTTTTGTACCGTCTTTACACTGCTCTGACCATCCAAGACGGTAGGTTTGGTTATTCTCACGAACTACATCAGTGACAATCGTAATCATTCCCATGTAGTCAAAGCCGTGCTTTCTGCTGTGCATGATTGCCTCACAGTGGAACGGTGAAACCGTCGGTGCGCCTGCACCTGTCACGTTGCCGAACATGATTCGATCTTTGACATGGCAGCAATACATCCGTCCTGGGTTCAAAATTCGCAACAGTTCCGGCGTTAGGAAGTTCATTTGATCCCAGAAGTGATCGTTGTTTTCCGTGTGACCGAAGTCGTTATAGCTCGGTGTGTATTCGTAATGATTTGCAAATGGAATTGAAGTGACAATTAAATCAACGCTGTTTTCAGGCTGGCGACGTGCTTCAACAACACAGTCGTTATTTGCAACTGAAAATAACTTACCATCGACTTGATACCGTTCAACGCCGATAGTCCGTGAAAGGATATCGTGCATGGAAATATCGTTTAATCCATGCTCTTTAATTACTTCACCCATCTTTGCCACCATCTCTCTATGTTGTTTCCATTTAGTTTGTAGTGAGCGCAATACCTCGCGCTCTGCTTCACTGTGGATAATGTGAATTTCAACTTGTTCAGTCTGCAAAAACCGATATATCCGATGCAAGCTCTGAATAAAGTCGTTAAATTTATATCCAATGCCAAGAAAAATAGCTTTGTGGCAATGTCGCTGGAAATTACATCCAGACCCGCTAATCTCTGGCTTTGTTGCCAAGTATTTGAATTTCCCGTCTGAGAAATCAATAACGCGCTGCTCTCGTAAATCTAGGTCTTGAGAACCAAACACGCTCTTTGATTCTGGTAACGCTTTCTCAATAGCACGTCGTTCATCTTCTAGGTCATGCCATAGCAGGTAATGGCTGTCAGGATCGCTATTGATGATTTCCATCATCGCGGCAATCCGAAGGTCTAGGCTGTCTCGCTTTTCATGCGCCGCTTCTTTAAGACCTAATGCGGCATCTTTAATAAGCAATCCTTGACCGTCTTTTTCATACCCAGCTTTTGAATGATCTGTATTGACCTCGTGATAAATAACTTCCATTGGCGGCAAGTCATAACCAATGTCGTCATAACCAAGGTCAGACGGTTTCTGTAAAAATATTGCCCATGAATGAAGCCAGAACCAAAACTCCTTTTCTTTATGCGGGTACAAAGTCAGGTTATTTGCCTGTGTTGAATCACGCTGAAAGAAACGAGTGAGAGCCTGGCCGGTGTCCATGATCCCAAGGAATCCAGCGTAATGAATCAACTCCTTGTAACGATTTGGTGAAGGCGTTGCCGTTGCAACGAACTTATATTTCACCTTGTTGAATAGCGGCAAAAACTCTTGATATGTTTTGCTTCCATAGCTTCGAAGTACAGACGCTTCATCTAGTGAAACCGATGAAAATAGATTAGGGTCTAGTTTTCCATCTCGGATTGATTCGTAATTTGTCAGATAGAAATCTTGTCCTTCTGTCATTTCTTCTGCTCGGCGAATGAACTCGAAATGCACACCTAGCATCTTCCCATCTCTGCGGAATTCCTGTCGAACACCAAGAGGAACTACAACAAGAACCTTTCCTCCGGCCCTTGAATGAACCAATCTCAAGGTTTCGATCTGCATCACAGACTTGCCTAGTCCAAAAGCTGCAAATATCGCCCGGTTTCCACCATGTACGGCCCATTTAACAATTGCCTTTTGATGTCCTTTTAGGATTGGATTGATTTCATATTCTTCAATATCGAAACCTGCGTGATTCGCAAGTTTGATTTTTGAACGTAAAAACTCCACATAATCATTGTTCATCTGCTGTTTAACTCCTGGAATGTTCGTTGATTAAGCGGGGCAGGGTATGTACCGCCGTTCATGTCGGTGATGGTTAGCTGCAACGCATCGGTGAGAATCAGGTATTTCTGGCTGAGTAGTCCTAGCTTTGAGCAGACTCGCTCCATCTCAACCTTGACCGCATCAACTTCTTTCGCTAACTCAATGGCTGCGTGTGCTGATACGGATATGCTTGGTCTGAATTGGTCGTCGTTCATCGCGTTATCCCCGTTGCACTGATTCCGCAGAAGAAAAGCTCATCGCCAATCCAGAGTGGTGAATCACCTTTGGTCAGGCACTTAGCGAGAATGCGGCGCAGTTCGTCTATTTCCGATTCCTGCGCTGTAACCTTTGCAGAGACTCGGTTATCTGCTACTGCCTGGGCAGAATTAGCCTCGGCTGAGAGCAACCAGATGATTCCAAGCGCACAAAAGATAAAGGCCACCAAATTGATGACCTTGTGTGCATGAAACTTTAGCCCGGACATTGCCCAGGCTAATCTGTGGGGTAGCCGGTTTCGCTTCAGGTGGTGATAGTGGATTATTCGGGCGATCATAGAAGCGCCTCGATAGTGATGTACGCAATAACCAAGATTGTGATGTTGCATATCGCTGCGACGATTAAATCAGCCGCCATCTTGTCGGCTTGCTCCGCATGATCGTGGATGCGTTTGAGTTCTTGCTTAAATTCAAGGCTAGTCATTTTTCCGCTCCTTCATCTCTGTTTCGATTGCTTCAATGGCGGCATCGCTGACCATTGATAGAATGCTTAACGATCCCCACTTTATGTCTGTAATATCGAAGTCCTCCGGCACTTCTGGTTGCCAGTAGCTACCGGATTCGTATGGTTGCCAGTCGTAATAAACGGTGACTGGTTGATACCCCAAGTCGCCCATATCCAGTGTTGTTTCGTGTGTCCGCTGCATGATTTATCCAGTCGTAAAAAAGCACATTCAGGATGGGCTAGTGTTTGGTGCGCCGTGAGAGAGTCGAACTCCCAACCGCCTGAGTAGAAGTCAGATGCTCTATCCAATTGAGCTAACGGCGCAAAATCAAGTTGTTACGTTGTTTTTAGATTTAGTAGACACCGATTAAGGTGTCTACTTGGCGTTCTGCGGCACCATGAAGTTTTTAACATTCCCTAGGGGAATCCACGGGCCGTAACCTTCAATAACTCGGCGGGCGCGCTTAAGCGCCTGCCGTTTTGATCGTTTAGCCAAAGATCGATCAACCCGGCCTTTAAAAACCAGGTTGCCGCGCACTGAGATTGATACCGTTCCAGAGCCTAAAAACATTGCAAATCTCCTTTCTATTGGCGGCCATGCCGCAGAACACAACGCTCGTGTGGGACCGTCGCCATAATGCCGGCGCCGGCCCCACAGCTAAGCGTTGGGCGTCACAAATCCAGTGCGCCGAAGAATATCCTCCAGGGCGCAATCCTCGTCACTCACGCCGGCCCATGCCGGAGCGCAAACCAATGCCACCGCTGCGTCCATCACAGGTATCAGCTTGTCCAGCATCGCTTGCATCCGCGCGATTTCTTCCCTCGCGGCCTTGGCGGTGCGCCAGATGTTGTCTTCGCCATGCCGTTCAAGCGCCGATAGTTGTTTCGCAATGTCTGTCATAGTCCTCCTCCGTTGTGTCAAGCCGCCCAACTCAACGGTCAACAAGACCGCCGCAATGAGCGTTGTTCGTCAAATAGCCACCGGTCGCGGCGGCTTGTTACCTAAGCGTTAATTGAAGTTGGCCGTCCCACTTTACCGGGACACATACGGATTGTTCGACTCTCCGGGTTCAGGTGCACCATTCCCCTTCCTAGTACCGTATTTCACGCTGTTGGGTGCCGAGAAGTCCCGACATTGCCCTAACCAACATCAAAGAAGCCTGCCGCCTAGATTCAAAAAAAATCACGCTCAACTACGCTAGGCAATACGGGCTTATCAAGTGGCCGCGACCACTGTCACAGGCTTCTTTGATCTTGGTTCAAATTGAAGGCGTATCGCGGTTCGTAATCCGCTTTGCGATATACGTTTAGCGATTTACTCTTTCCTATTGGAAAGACCCGCCAGATAACGAGTCCCGCATATCTATTGATACGCCTTCAATTTGCTGCCTCGTTAGAAGCAGCTGGTTGGTTACTTGATACGCAGGCTTGTTCCTCGGCTCAAATGAGCGCCTGGAAACGTGTAGCCGTCTTTAATCGCCTGCTTCAAAAGAACCTTATCGAGAACGAAACTTGCTGGAATCTCTTTGAAGTAATCTCGGGGAATGAGCGTTTCGTCATCAACCGTTACCGATTCAGGGTTCTGTGCCAGCGTGATAACGAACCACGGACATTCGATCTTTTGAATACCTGCGATTTCCATGTTCGTTTTGAGGTAGTTCTTCAGGCTTTCGGCACGTTTCTCGTAAGCCTTGCGCCGTTCTGCTAGTTGCTGTTCTGCCTCTTTGATCTGCTTTGCGTCTGATTCAAGGTTGCGGAATACAGCGGCTACGTTCTTTCCTTTTTCGATCAGGTCGGTACTTTCCCCTTCCAATGTATCGAGGATGGTTTGATCGTCTAGTTCAAGATCGTGCAGCTTGTCGGATAGGGCGCGGTGTTCTTGCGCCAGTTGGAATAGAGCGGTCATCAGTAATCCTTTCGTTTGGCAAAGGGGATATCCATGTCATCCCTGCTAGGCGGTGCGGCTTGTGCGCTGCGCTGCGGTGCTTGTTGCGCTGGCTGGCCTTCCTGCTTGCCACCGACAAGGGTTAGTTCATTGACGCGAACTTCAAGTGAGTAGCGTTTCTGACCTTCTTTATCTGTGTATTCCCGATTAGCCAGTTCGCCAGATACTGCTACCTGCGTCTTGTCTTTGAGGTAGGGGAGTAGTGAATCTCCTCTTTTTCCCCATAGAGTGAATTTAATCCAGCTTGTCGTTTTGTTATTACCGAACCCGGCATCTACTGCGCCTTTGAAGGTAACGATTGAGTCGCCGCCTGCTGTGTGCTTCTGTTCGGCATCTTTGTAAAGTCGTGTGGTGCAAGCAAATAGGTTCATTTCTTATCCTTGTTCAGTTACGGTTAGTTGTGTTTTGCGCTTATCCTTGGCCTGCTCAAACTTGGCTTTAGCCTTGGCATCAGAAACGTGTTCCGCAGCCTTATATGCCGCACCAAATGATTTCTTGAGGGCTTCCATTGATTCGGAATCATTAATCATGGTGATGTAGTCGGCTACCGCTGACTCTGCCAAGTCTGTAACCTTTGGCTCTGGCTGTGTATCGTGGTCAGCATCCTTGTTGTCATCAATCAGTAGCAAGCCGTTGAGTGCATACTTTCTTGCGTAGCTGCTTGTTGATCCGGTGACTTGCGCTGAATCCATGCCTTTTTTGTCTTCGGCTTCACGGGCAAATGCGCTGGTGCTGATTGATGCCTCGCCATCGCTGATGGTTGCGGTTGCCTTGACGTAAATACGGGTTCCAACTAGAACCATGTCGTCATTAACGGTAAGCACCAAGCCATCTAGCAGCGGCTTGACTGCCATCAGAATGTCTTCACATGATCTATAGTTATACTTCCCGAAAGAATTGAATTGACCTTTTGGAGCATTCAGCTTCTTCTGTACTTCGCTCAATTTCTTTACTAACGTTGTCATTTTGCTGCTCCTCTTGTTGTCCCATTTGTTGCCACCATTGCATACCGCCATCGTCATCCATGATTACGCCGCCTTCTTAAGAACATCGCTCATAATTTGTGTAAGGTCAGGGTCACTAACAAGCAAGTTGTGACCGTCATCAGAAAACGGGTCAATGGTCAAAATAGATACGCCGTTGCTATCCATGAAATGAATTGACCGTGTGTAGAAAACGCGACCATCGTCTAGCGTGTGCGTTTGAATCTCGCCAAGCTCAATACTCTTGACGTTGTGAATATTCATCGACATGGACATAGCAACCTCCGAAAAAAGTACCGCTCCAAGTAACCAATCTTTGCCTAGCCGTTAGAACGGCGTCGATACACTGCTGGAAGTTTTGAAGCGGTGAAGAAAAGAGCGAACCAGACTCAACAGGGCTGTTCTATTACCCAATCTGATCCGCTAAAAAGGTGTGCCGTCTTTCCGAAATGGATAACCTTTCCCGCCAGCCATTCTCCTATTCAAAAAGAGTGTTAAGACGGCACTACACAGGCGGCTAAAGGCTTTTCGTTGTGCGGGCAACTTCCTTTCGGTCAAAGTTAATTAACCGCCTGTGTACTACTGTCACAATCAAGGAAGCTCAACGCTAGGCACGTCTGCCATTCCAGCGCCTTACGAACTCCCTTGATTGTTGCGGCTCGTTAGAACCGCTCACACCTACAATCAGTCGTCCTATTTGCGGGGAGCCTTCACGACTTCGCCACTGAATCGGTGTGTGTTTGTTACTTCAACTTGTAGCGGGTCACGTTGTTTTGTGACTGGCTGGCACTTGGCCTAAAGAGCTTGGTTCGTTGCTGCTGAACCGATGACTGAATATTAGGCCAGCCTAACAACGGTGTCAATAGGCACACCTAATATTTATGCAAAAAAAAGCCACTCAATGCGAGTGGCGGTATAAATTAAGTTGAAGCAATCAAAACTAGCTAGTCATTGTTTGCATCCTGTGGGCCTGCTCCGAATGCTGACCAAGCCGATAAAACAACTAGGTATGCTCCAAATACAAAGCTACCAACTGTCTTTAGAAGTGTTGAGATACTTGACTGAGAAAAAGGCACTTTAGACAAGTCAATAGCATCACCAATGTAATCAAACCCAAAAAAAACAATAACAAGGCCGATGGCGATTCTCGAGCTTCTGATAGCAATGCGCTTTGCTATATACATGACCGCAGTAATTCGCGGATTTGTTTGATCGTAGTCCATTTATATACGCTCACTCTGCTTGTATATGACTCGTCCAATTATAACCACTTCCTCGTTGCATCTTTTTGGCGCGTATCTTCTCTGATCTGCATTGTCACTGGTTGCAAACCATTCGCCAGAATCGCGCCGCATTCTCTTTATAACCATTTCGCCTTCGTAGTTGATTGCAAACGCTTCGCCATCATGCGGTGATGTGTCACTTGTATTAACAACAACTAAGTCGCCATCCCATAGCGAAGGCTCCATGCTTGCTCCAGACACGCGAACAGCAAATAGCTTTTCGGGAGCATATCCGTTAGATGAAAACCAATCCTTTCTAAAGAACACTGGCTTTCCGTTTCCATTTTCTGACTCTATTGCGTAACCGCTTATGCCTGCTGATAACTTGAATTTGACTCTAGGCACAGAAACCAGGTCGTTGTGGTCGCTCAAACTTATTAACAATGGAGTTGATTGCTGTGATTTGCCTTGTTTCTTTTCTCCCTTTCCCTCTGTTAGCCATTGAATGCTTACTCCAAGGTAACTGGCTGCTTTGTGTGCTGGAGCAGCTTTCAATGATTTTGTTTTTCCGTTTAGCCAGTCGCTTACTGATGGCGGTTTAACACCAGCAGCATTGGCAAGCTCTGTAACAGAGCATCCCTTATCAACCATTGCTTCGTAGATTCTTTGTCCTAGCGTTTTCATGTAGGTAATCCTACGTCAAAATTCTGTAGGTGTGCCTTTACAAAAATATTAGGTGCGCCTACAATAGCAGCATGGACTCTAATAAAATTATTGATTCTCTCGGAGGTACTGCTGAAACAGCAAGGCTTTGTTGCGTCAAGCCTTCTTTTGTATCTGAGTGGAGAAAAAACGGAATACCGCATGCTCGGTTGATGTTTTTGATGCTGCTGCGTCCTGATGTTTTCAAAGATTTGATTACATCCAAGAAAGCAGCCTGATATGGCAGAAAAACTCACCGAAGAAATGACCGTCAAGCTATCCGCAACACAAAAGCGGTTCATCTCTGTACGGGCAAAACAGATGGGGTTTGAGTCGGGTGCTGAGTACATGAGAAACCTGCTTTCGATTGATGCAGCAAAAGCTGCTGCTGATTTCAATCTACTGGCTGAGGCTCTTGGTCACAACGTAACCAATGAAATCTTAGAAAACCAAGAGCAATGGCGACTTGTGCGGCCATGAATAGCACAAAAAACAAAGCCACCGTCACAGGGCGGGAACCCTCGGGTGGCTTCAAACAACTTGGAGCAATTATGAAACAAAAATCAATAACACGCAATGACCTATTGCTAACTCAGGATTACGAAGAGTCTTTCCATGACGCTGCTTTAAACAGTGAAGTGACGATTCGCGTTGAAGAGGGTGACGGTGAATGTTGCTCTATCCGTGTCTTTGATGACCGAATTGACGACTGCGGAGATTGCGTTAGTTTATTGCTAGATAGAAGCGATGCTGAGCGTTTTGCTCAGTCAATACTTTTGCATAGCGGCGCGAGAAAAGTAACGACTGGTCTAGCAAGTGTTCTCCAATTTTCGTCATCGTATTTAGACGAAGTGATTGATGAGTTTTACGGCCCTAAGTTGGTTGTCTTTAACAAAGAAAACAACTGCTATGAGTTCCCTCAAAACGACTACTGGATTCCTGCGGACGATTTCAACAACGCGAAATTAGCGGTCGGTTGGTTTGCCCATTTGAGCGAAAAAAGCTGGGTAACTAGCCAACACATAAATCATTTGGCAAATCTCATTCGTGACAGCAAGGACGGCATGTAATGGCCCGTATCCGCACGATTAAACCAGAATATTTTCGGCACGAAGCGTTGCAAGACCTAGAGATTGCACACCCAGGCAAGTATCCAATGATGGTGTTTGCTGGCTTATGGGGTCACTGCGATAGCAAGGGAAGATTTGAGTGGAAGCCTCGAATGTTGAAGCTGGATATTCTCCCGTTTATTCCATTCGATATGAATGAAACATTAGAAATTCTCGAAAAATCTTCAATGATTCACCGTTATACGGTTGAAGGAAAAGAATATGGCATTGTAGAAACTTTTGATAAACACCAGAGATTAACCGGGAAAGAATCAACAGAAGGTGAGAAATACCCATCTCCATATGTATACGACACAGAAAACATCGGGGAAGCATCGGGGAAACACTGGGGAAACACTGGGGAAATACTAGAATCCCAGGAAGGGAAGGGAAAGGAAGGGAAAGGAAAGGAAGAAACACACGACAAAACTTCACCGCCTGACGGCGATGTGTGTGTGTCGGAAAATATTCCTGTCCCGGCAAATCCAAAAAAGGATAAGCCGCTAGGGGTTGATGATCTCGTTTGTGCTGGAGTTGATAGGCAGGTTGCATCTGATTGGTTGATGCTACGCAAGGCAAAGCGACTGCCACTGACAAAAACTGCACTTTCCGAGATCGAATCAAACGCAGCTAGGGCTGGTATGGGGTTAGCTGATGCGATCAAGGTGTCATGCGCTAACGGATGGGCGGGGTTCAGATCGGATTGGCTTGCTGGCATTGGCGCAGGTAAATCTGACGACATTTCTCGTTCGGTTGAACAGCGAAAGTCTGACGCAATCCTGGCGGCAACAGGAACGAGGAATTTCGTATGAACGCTAACGAAGTTTCACGATTGCTGGCTGATCGGGCTATCGAAGTCGCTGAGTACCTGCTACCTGCTGGCAAAAAGAAAAGCGCTGAGTGGCGCGCCGGTTCGGTTCTAGGCGATGCAGGCGATAGCCTTGGCGTTCATCTCAACGGAAATAAAGCAGGGGTGTGGTCTGACTTCTCTTCAGGGGAAAAGGGAGATTTGCTTGACCTGTGGATGGCTTCGCGTGGCGTTAATCTGGTGCAGGCGATCAAGGATGCATCCGACTTTCTAGGGGTCAAGGTTGATTCGACTTTCCGCGAGAAACGTTCTTTTGTTAAGCCTGTTCGCCCTGAGTCGGTACGCGCCCCAAAGGGAAAAGTAATCGAATGGCTGACGGAAACACGCAAGCTATCTTCTGAGTCAATAGCGGCTTATCGCGTCGCTGCGAAGGACGATAAATACGTTGTCTTTCCGCACATTCGTAACGGCGAGTTGTGCAACATGAAGCACCGTAACATCCTTGATAAAAAGGATATGCGCGTCGAAGGCGGTTGTGAGCAGATGCTTTTCGGCTGGCAGGCAATTAGCGAGACAGCAAGGGAAGTAACGATCTGTGAGGGTGAGATTGATGCGCTTTCGTTGTTTGATTACGGCTATCCGGCAATGTCTGTTTTCTCCGGCGCAAAGAATCTTGCTTGGGTTGATAACGAGTTTGACGCGCTAGATCGTTTCTCAACGATTTACATCTGCTTTGACAACGACGAAATCGGCAGACAAGGCCGTGATTTGGTCATTGAGCGCCTTGGGATTGAGCGATGCAAGGTGGTCAATCTTCCAGAGAAAGACGCTAACGAGTGCTTGATTCTTGGTCGGTCAAAAGAAGAAATTGACGAGGCATTCAGCAAGGCCAAGACACAAGACCCGACAGAGCTTAAATCGCCGGTTGATTTTCACGACAAGGTTATCAGTCGGTTTTTTCCTACGGGTGATAGCGATCTAGGGACGTGCCTTCCTTGGCTTAAAACAAAAAGCATCATCCGTTTGCGTCCGTCTGAATTGTCGGTATGGACTGGCATCAACGGTCACGGCAAATCACTATTGCTCTCGCAGGTGATGCTTGACGCAATGAAGCATGGGGAGCGTGTCTGTATCGCTTCTTTTGAGCTTAAAGGCGATCTGATGCTGTACCGGATGATTCGCCAGCTTCTCGGCAGCAAGAGCGCAAACAAGGCTGACGTTTCACGCGCTATCGAATGGCTACACGAACGGCTATGGGTGTTTGATTACCTTGGAACAGCCAAAGGTGAGCGAGTGCTTGAGGTGTTTGCTTACGCAAGAAAACGTTACGGGATAAACCACTTTGTTATCGACAGCCTGTTAAAAATCGGCATTGCTGAAGATGACTACAACCGTCAAAAAGCGTTTGTTGAAACCCTGTGTGATTTCAAGAACCAACACGATTGCCATGTTTCGCTTGTTGCCCATAGCCGGAAGGGTAACGACGAGCATAAAGCGCCGGGAAAGATGGATGTGCGCGGCACAGGGGCGATTACTGATCTAGCTGACAGTTGCTTTTCGGTATGGCGAAACCTTGCGAAAGAAGAAGGCAAGCCGACTGACATTGAATCAGACGCAATCCTCCGGTGCGACAAACAGCGTAACGGCGAGTGGCAAGGTTCAGTTGGTCTGTACTTCGATCTTGACTCAAACCAATACCTAGAGAACCGCGAAGAAAGAGCAAAGCGTTTTGACTTTGAGTCATACGCAGAAACGGAAATGGTGGATTTCTGATGATGAAGTACATCGCACGTTTGCTGTGGATTATCCGGTTTAACAGGGCCGATCGTAAATATTGGGTAGGGGGTAAATATCGTGGCTGAAGTTCGCGTATCAAAACAATTCAAGGATGACTTCGACACATGGGCAAATCATGTTGTCCAGTGGAAAGAATGGACTCAGGAAGAGATAGACGGATTGAAGCAGCTAATGCGTGATTACGAATTGGCTGATGGGCCAGATCGCTTGCGAGACACGCTGGTTCATTTCACCCCTGACGGCAAAGAGCATCCAAGCGCGATTGATGATCCAAAGATGCGCTATGGCATGTGGGCAAATTGGTTTGCCGATGAAGCCAACACAATCAGAAATCGAGTCAGGAAAGCAGCATGAGCGCAATCAATCAAGCTGATGCGCTAATGGGGATATTCGGATTATCTCGCGCTAAGTGCTGCCACTGTGTTCATTCAATCGGAACAGACAAGCTGGATATGTTTTGCGCTGTTAAAAACGAATTGGTTGATCGTGATAGCCAGTGCCAGAGCTACATGAGAGAGGTCGGAAGCGATGAGTAAGCGCCTATTTCGTCTAGTCCATACCCAAGCAAGGCAGGGAGCCATTGCAGCGATTGGTGAAGCCCCTGATGGCTATATCGTCGAAGTAAAAGAGCCTACCCGCAACCTTGAGCAGAATGCCTTGCTTTGGGTGCTGCTTGAATGCCTAGCTAAACAAACTGATTGGCACGGCGTAAAGCTCAACTCAGAAGAGTGGAAAGACCTAATGAGCGCCGGGCTGGTTCAGTCAAAGGTCGTTCCAAATCTCACCGGAAATGGCTTTGTGATTCTCGGCCAGAGGACTAGCAAACTGAGCAAATCAAACTTTGCCGCTCTCCTTGAATTGATCTACGCATTTGGTGCAGAGCGTGGCGTGTTGTTCGGTGATGAGCAGGTGGCCGCGTGAGCATTCCTAAGAAGCCAAGGACGTGCAGGGTTTGTCGCCAGGTATTCCAGCCAGTGCGCCCACTGCAAAACGTTTGCTCTCCTGAGTGCGGATTAATCCAAGCCAAGGCAAAACGCAGCAAGGCTGAGAGAGTCGCTCAGATCGCCGACCGCAAGACGATCAAGCTGAAACTTGAAAAGCTCAAGCCACTTAGCTACTGGGCAGACAAAGCACAGAAGGCCGTTAATTCCTACATTCGCGCAAGAGATGCAGGCCAGCCATGTATTAGCTGTGGTCGGCATCACTCAGGCAAGGTCAATGCCGGTCATTACCGCTCAAGGGGGGCTATGGCTGCACTTCGCTACCACCACGACAACATTCATTTGCAGTGCGAACCATGCAACACAGCCAAGAGTGGAAACCAGCTTGAATACCGAATCAGACTAATCAAGAAGATTGGCATTGATCGCGTGGAATGGTTAGAGGGAAACCACGAATCACCGCACTGGAAAAAAGACGATTACTTGCAGATAGAAGCCGAACACAAACAACTTCTAAAGGAACTGAAGAATGATCAGTAAGCGTAAAAGGAAACGCACTTTCGATACATGGCGAACGCACACAAATTCAATGCTATGGGCTTTTGAAAACCATGTATGCCAATTACCTACAAGGGAAATGTTCCTTATTTGGAATGCTATTCGTAATGCTTACGAAAGCGGTCGTCGTCACGAAGCGCAGGATGCAGAGGAACTGAAGAATGGATGAAGCCGACGCAGCACAACACCAAGTCGATATGTTCTTAACCGCCAGCTTACTCAAGCACCAGCAGCGATTGAATCAGGTTGGTGATGTAGAAGCCGAGACTTGCAATGGATGCTCATTCGCTACGAAAGCATCATGGGGCCGTAAGTGCGATGGCTGGCGGGATTGCCGGGATGACTTAGAGCGTGGATCGAAAGGTAGAGCATGAAAGTTACAAAGACAAAGCTAATCGTTCAAAGCGCCGCATTCAATTCAACCGTGGCAGATATTGTCAGAGCAACAGGAGCAAAGCCTAATACTGTTCGTGTCGTATTACAGAGAGCAGCAACAAAAGGAAAGATTCATATTCAACGCTTCTATCAAGGACGATCATCAAGGACGATAAAAGTCATTAGTCACGATGAAGGGGTAGAGGCTAGGTTGAATGGATTGATTTGTGGGTTATGTGGAAGGGTAGAGAAATGAGCCTTACGCAGAAGCAAGAGAATTTCTGCCTGTCGTACATTGAAACTGGTAATGCTAGTGAGGCTTATCGTCGTGCTTATGATGCTGAAAACATGAAAGAGGCAACGGTAAATAACAAGTCTCATGTTCTTTTGAAAAACGGCGATATTACGGCGAGACTATCAGAGCTACGCGCTCCGGTGGTTGCTAAGGCACAGATAACACTTGAGCAGCATTTAATCGACCTGAAGAGATTGCGCGACCTTGCAGAGGCATCAGAGAAGTTTGGGCCTGCTGTTCAGGCTGAAATGGCTAGAGGTAAAGCGTCTGGACTGTACGTTGATAAGACTGAGCTAACAGGTAAAGACGGTGGGCCTGTTGAGGTTATTGCGCCTAAGCTAGAGATTGTGCTGCACAAAGCATGAGATTAGAACTGCACCAGAAGCAATCATTCGCATTCCAGAGTAAAGCCACAGAGATTCTATACGGTGGTGCTGCTGGAGGTGGTAAGTCGCACCTAATGCGCGTCTGCTCGATTGCTTGGTGTGTCGATATACCCGGCATTCAAATATATTTGTTTCGGCGTACTCATCCAGACTTGTGGAAGAACCACATGGAAGGAGGCTCATCATTCCCTGCGCTATTAGGTGAATGGATGGCTAAAGGGTTGGTCAAAATAAATATGTCTGATGGTCAGGTAATCTTCTGGAATGGTTCAAAGATTCACCTGTGCCATTGCCAGAATGAGAAGGACGTTTATAAGTATCAAGGCGCTGAGATTCACGTCCTATTGATTGATGAGCTAACGCACTTCACAGAGAAGATTTATCGGTTCTTGCGTGGGCGTTGTCGCTTGGGTGGTTTCAAAGTGCCTGAACATTGGCAAGGTCAATTCCCAAGGATTATGAACGGCGCTAATCCTGGCGGTATTGGCCATCATTGGGTAAAGGCTTCGTTCATTGATGGCGCTGTTCCTATGTCTGTCCGTTCAATGGGCAAGACTGAGGGCGGCATGGATCGTCAGTACATACCGGCAAGGCTTCAGGACAATCCGACGATGGATGAAGGCTACGCCGATCGGTTGGCTGGCTTAGGTAATGAGGCGCTAGTAAGGGCAATGCTTGAAGGTGATTGGGAGATTATCGCTGGGGCTTACTTCACAGAGTTTAGTCGATTGCGCCATGTGATTAAGCCCTTCACCATTCCGATGCACTGGACTCGTTACAGAGCGTTTGACTGGGGTTCAGCAAAGCCATTTGCTAACTACTGGATCGCTGTTTCGGATGGTTCGATACCAACTTATCCTCATGGCGCTTTGATCGTCTATCGTGAGTACTACGGCATGAATGACGAACCTAACAAAGGATTAAAGCTACCGGCTGACAAAGTAGCGCAAGAGATCAAGCGCAAAGACCAGAAAGAAACCACAGAAGGCAATGGATGGGGCGTAGCTGATCCAGCCATGTTCGCGGTTGATGGTGGAATCTCCATTGCTGAAACAATGCGGCGTGAAGGCGTTAAATGGCGACCGGCTGACAATAAGCGCAAGTCAGGATGGGAACAGGTACGGATTCGGTTGAATGGCGACGATGAAGGAAAGCCATTGCTGTTTATCTTTGAAACCTGCGTACATCTAATCAGAACATTGCCAGCATTGCAGCATGATGAACATGATCAAGAGGACGTTGATAGCGACCAAGAGGATCATGGGCCTGATGCACTGCGATATGGTTGTATGGCTCGTCCGATAGTCCGAGAAGGTGCAAAGCCTAGCAACAAACCAAAGGTAGGAACATTTGCCCACCTGTTAGAGATTACAGACGAAAGAAAAGAGCCTAGCAAGTACCGTTCACTGAGGTAGTTTTGTCACCTTGAAGGGTGGCAATTTATAAACACACGCATGGACGAACTATTGCGCGTGTGTTCGGGCTTGAGTGCTACTCGCCCACAGATCAACCTAGAGCAGCTTTTAGCTCTGGAGTCTCCGTCTGCGTCCTTCGAGGCGCATGTCGTAGCTGAGACAGGCCGGGATTACTGGATTTATACGGTTGATGGCAAGACGCTTGAGGGTGAGGCTATTGTGGTTCGTGCTTCCCTACCTAACCAAGCCGAGAACTTAGCGCAAGAAGGCTTGCGTGACACGATCAAAGCGGCTCGTAAATACGATGCAAATACCGGCATTCAAGGTACGGTAGAAGTCAGAGGCGTTGAATGAGCTACACCGAAGAAGATAACGATGAGAAAGAGCCATCGACACAGGACAAAGCACTCGATAAACAGTGGGGCAAGCGTCTTGAGAAAGCGTTAAAGCAGCGCAAAGACGATAAGACAGAGAAACGCTACAAAGAGCTACGGGCTTATGTCCGTGGTGATGTTGGCGATGATGGCGAGACTGGATTAGTCCGTACCAATATCATTCACTCTAACTTCGCGGCTATCTTGCCGCAGATTTACGCTAAGAATCCTGAGATTGCTGTCACGCCTTCAGAGGCCGCAGGTAAATCAGAGCAATGGGTTCCTGAGTTCTGCAAAACGCTCCAATCAGTCCTTGGTCGGGTGTTTGTTAAGGATGGCAAGCTAAAGAAACGCGCCAAGAGTGCCATTCGCTCGGCGATGACTACTTCAACCGGATGGGCTAAGGTTAGTTGGCAGAAGGATGTTAGAACTGATCCGCTGATTGACAATCGTATTGGCGACACTCAAGACAACCTTGAGCGTATTCGCTTCCTGATCGCTGAGATCAAAGAGGATGACGATTCACGCTGCGAACTGGAAGCCAAGCAACGAGAGCTTGAGCTACAGATTCAAGCACTAGAGCAGCAAGCAGAAGTCTCTACAGTAGAAGGCATCGTTATTGATCGCGTTCTAACTGAGGATATTTTCGTACTAGACGATACGATTTACGACTTTGACCAGTATGACCAAGCCGAGGCAATCGCTCACCGTGTATGGATGACTACAGAGCAGTATGAGCAGACATTCGGCAAGGATGTTCCGAAAACCTCCAACAAGTACGGATCTGACAAGAAAGAATCCTCTGTCAATTCAAACGATGAAGAGAAGGTCGTTCTAGTCGCTGTGTTTGAGGTCTGGAATAAGTCTAGTAATACTGTCTTTACACTGTGTTCTGGCGCTGATGAATGGGCGCGTGATCCTTACGTCCCGCAGGTACTTGGTAAGCGGTTCTATCCGTTCTTTGCTCTCGCGTTTAACCCGGTTGATGGTCGGGTTGAACCTATCTCCGATGCTGAGATGCTTGTAGAGCTTCAGGACGAGTACAACACCACACGAACAAACTATGCCGAGCATCGCAAAGAGAATCTACCTGTTCGCGTCTATCGCAAGGCAGGCGACTTAACAGACCGTGATATTTCCGCGCTGTCTAATCGCACAGCTAATCAGTGGGTAGGCTTGGAAGGTGATCCGACTCAGCCGATTGAGAAAGATATTGCGATTCTGCAAAATCCTCCGGTCGATCCGAATACCTATGACGTTCAGCCGATTCTACGTGACGCTGAGATGGTTCTTGGGGCTGGTGATGCTGCCAAAGGATCAATCAACAAAGCAAAGACTGCTACTGAAGCCGAGATCATGGCTCAAGGTCTGCAAAGCCGTGTGGCAGAGCGTCAGGACGTAGTAGAAGATTGGATTGCTGAGATGGCTCAGTTCTCCGCTGAACTATGCCTACAAGAGATGACGCTACAACAGGTTCAACGCATTGCCGGTGAATCCGCAGTTTGGCCTCAGATGAACAAAGAGCAGATTTTCGATATGGTGAATATCGAGATTCGTGCCGGTTCAGCGGGTCGCCCGAACAAAGCCAAAGAGCGCGAACAGTGGGGCCAGATGCTCCCACAGATTCAGCAGTCTGTGACGCAGATTGCACAGCTACGCGAACAAGGTCAGAACGATATGGCTGATTCCATGATGAAACTCATGGAAGAGACTCTCCGAAGATTTGATGAGCGGATTGATATTGAGTCGTTCATGCCGCCTAAGAAGGAAGAAGGCGAACAACCACAGATTCCGCCTGAGATGCAGCAACAAATGCAGCAGGTTCAAGAGCAGATGCAGACGCTCCAGCAAGAAAACGAGCAGTTAAAGCAAGTTGCTGAAGGCAAACAAGCCGAAATGCAGATGGCTAATCAGAATTTGGACTTCCAAATGAAGAAAGCCGGGGCTGAATTGGAGCAAAAAGGCCAACTAGCAGAGCAAGACTCGCAAATCCGCTTGCAAGAGGCACAGATCAAGGCTGAATCTGACTATCAGGCAAAAGTCGCTATTGCCCAGCTTAATGCAGAGCTAGAGCGCGAAAAGATCGCATCAGTTGAACGGATTGAACTCGCTAAATCAATGATGCAAGCATCTACGCAACGCTCACAGATGGCACAGGAAGCCTCCATAGAGGGCGAACAGCAAGCAGCCGAAGAAGGTAACGAAGAAGCAATGAATCAGATGGCAGAGATGCTCAAAGCTATGCAAGAGGCTATCGGTCATATGGGTAATCAGTTCTCACAGTCATTGACCGGCCTTCAAGCGCAATTCAACGCGCCTAAACGGGTGATCCGTGATCCAAGCACAGGAGAAATGATCGGCGTAGAAACTGTGCAGGTAATGCAATGAAAGACGATCCACAACTACAACAACCAATGCACCAACCATTCTTTGACAGGCGTACATCCATGCCATGTTCCGAACATGAGAAGCGAATCTCTTTAACCGAACAAGCCGTGATGTCTATCAAACAGACATCAGAGGGGATGACGACAAAACTTGATCTAATCTTGGCTCAGATAACCAAGGTTGCGATTCTTGAGGAAAAGCACTCAAACCTGCTTATCGACAATGACCGGGCGCACAGCAAGATTGCAAGTAACGAGGAAAAGCTAGAGAAACTGGCAGACGAATCGCGCGCATTTATGAACTACACCAAGGGGCAGAATAAGGTGCTTTGGGCAATCTGTGGCGTTGTCGCAGGTCTGTTTGTAAAGGTGCTGTTCTTTGCTTCTAGTCATGGGATGACTCCGTGAAGCAAGTATTCAAGATCGTCCGAGAGCCAACTGTTCGCAATGGTTCTGGTGAGAACTACACGCTCGGCAGGATGTATCTCGATAACGTGTTCTTGTGCCACACATGCGAGGACGAAGATCGGTTTCTGGAAAACAAAGTCACGGAGAAAGTCTATGGTCGCACAGCTATACCACGCGGAAAATATGTTCTCCAAGCCACATTCAGCAACCGATTTAAAAAGGTGCTTCCCTTGGTTGTCGATGTTCCAGCCTTTGCCGGGATTCGAATACACGGTGGAAATACCGCTGAAGATTCTCTCGGTTGCATTCTCGTCGGGTCGGTTCGCACATCAAGCGGCATTGCTAAATGCGGGGCTATGGTGCAGCTCATTACCGGGCGAATTGAACAAGCCGAAGACGTTGGAACCGCATCAGAACTGGTGATCGAATGATGGAACCAATCTCAATAATCCTCGGACTCGCACAGTTCGCTCCGCAGCTCATCAAATGGGTGACAGGAAATGATAAAGCATCGGAAGTCGCAGCAATCGCAGTGGATGTGGCTCAAAAGGTCACAGGAGCAAAGGACGCAGCAGGCGCAATCAAGCAACTCGGACTCGATCCAGCAGCCGCAGCAGCCTTCGCAGACAAGCTCCAAGAACGCGAAGCCGACCTAGAGAAAGCGTATCTGGCTGACGTTGCCAATGCTCGGTCAATGCAAGTTGCTGCGCTGCAACAGGATGACTTGTTCAGCAAGCGATTCGTCTATTACTTCGCTATGGCTTGGTCAGCGTTTGCAATGCTGTACTTCGCCTTCGTGACCTTCGGCAATGTGCCGGAGAGTGGTACGCGCATGGCTGATACGATCCTCGGTGTGCTGATCGGTACGGTCATAACTGGTTTCTTCAATTTCTTCTTTGGTTCATCAGCCCGTTCCGCTGCCAAGGACGTAACTATTCAAAAACTTTCAGGGAAATAACCATGTCACTATCGAACACAACCGAAACCGCAGCACTTGACGCATTCTTACGCGGCGTTGATCCGTCTTATCGTGCAGGTGCTACACAGTACCTTGCGCTATTCACCTCCGATCCCGGCGAAGCTGCATCACTCGCAGCCGAAGCTAACTATACCGGCTATGCCCGTGTCGCGCTGACTAAAGCATCGTCATGGACTGGTACTAGCTCACCATTCACCAATACAAACCTGATTCAGTTCGGTGCGTGTTCTGCTGGTAGTAACGCGATTACCCATTTTGCTGTAGTTGATACTGCTTCCGGTGCGGTCAATATGATGATCTCCGGTGCTTTATCTGCAACGCTGAATGTATCTTCAGGTATTCAGCCGCAGTTCGCTATCGGTGCATTGAGCATTAGCGCAGAATAATGGCTGGATTTCAAACCGTTTCGGCGTGGGCTGATGCTATTGATTTAGGCAGAACGCACATAACCACGTTCAGGAAAACGGTTGCTTCTGCTGCCACGGTTGCTAATGACTTCGTTGATTACACCTATTTTGCGGGTAATCCTCCGGCAAACTTCTATGCCTCTGCACCGCTTGAAGCCGCTTACGTTGAGTCAATTCGCGGGATAAATGTACCTTCTGTAAATGGTAAGCAGTTTCTAAAGTCGATTACGGCAATGTCTGCGGCTTCCAGTGCTACAGGTACAAGCAATCAGAATCAGCGGCATGTTCTCTGTGATTATCTTCTCTATTACCCGTTTATTGACACTGACGCTGTAGGGGAGCAACAAGACATGATCCAGACTGTTTCAATGCCTCGTTATTCAAGAGGCGGTCAGATTATGTGCGTTTCACAGTCGGCGGCTTCTACAGTTGGCTCATTCACTGTTAGTTATACCAATCAGGACGGTGTATCAGGACGAGCTAGCCAACTGACCTACACCAAGGCGGTTAGCGGTGGCGGTACTCTGGTTTCATCAACGACAAATGCTGTTGGTGGCTCTCAGTCTTTCTTGCAACTTCAGGCCGGTGATACAGAAGCCATCTCAATTGAGTCTGTGACCATGATTGCTGCTGGTGGTGGTCTTATGGCGCTGGTTATCGTCAAGCCGCTGTTTCACTTTGTCACCACTCAAGAATGCCGCCGAACAACAACCGGCAACCTCGAAAGCTACGGCGCAGCTACTTATTACGAAACAGTGCTGATGCGTCAGCCTGTTGAAATCATCAATGGTGCTGTGCTAGGCATCGTCGGTCTAGGCAATGCCGGGTCATTGGCATCATCAATTCTAGTCGGCAACATTCAAACTATCTGGAGCTAATCATGGGCTTTTCATCACAAGACGATCTGATTAATCAGATAACGACAAACGGCAAAGCCGATTCACACATTCTGCAAAAGACCTTTGTAGCTGCTGGCACTGCCGGTCACTGGCAACAGCTATTAACGTCAGCGGGTAATGTTCCAGCCGCTACGTTTGGCGCTGCTGATCTTACTTATACGGAAACAACAAACGCATGGGCTGAGGGTTCTATTCCTATTGCCGACCAGACCGCGCCTGCGACTAAACACCTAACCGCAGCCGGTGCGTCAATCATTGCCGCTGCTGGTGCGCCGTGGTTCGTTCAGCTAATCGACCTTCACGGTTATGCAAAGCTATCAACCACAAACGTATCAACCACAGGCACAAAGACCGTCACAATGACGGCTATTGGCTCTGGCGCTAGTACATATGACCGTTATCCAAGTGGTGAAGGTTTGCGTCTGTGCGTTGCTGCTATCGCTGCAATGGGTGCCAATGCGCCAACAGTGCAGATTAACTACCTGAACACAGCGGGCGCAGCTAAATCAACCTTGGCTGGTTGTGTATCAACGGCTTCTGCTGCTAACGGCACAATCATAAACTCAGGCAATGCGGCTAACAAATACGGCCCGTTCTTACCTCTAGCGGCTGGTGATACCGGAGTTTCGGATATTGTCTCGTTGGCTTGGGGCGGTACTGCTCACGCATCAGGTACGGTGGCTATTCTTCTCTGTAAGCCTCTTGGACAGCCGATTCCTATTCCAGCTACGGGCTTATATAACGTGTTTGATTACGTCAATACACTGCCAAGCCTTCCGCGACTGCGTAACGGCGCAAACCTGACAGCACTTGTTTATAACACCGCTGCAACGACATCCGGCGGCACATTCTTTATGTCTTTAGATTACGCATACGGCGGCTAACATGGACAAGCGCATCCTTGCTCTTATCGCTGATTTCTCTCAGTGGCGCGGCGACACTTACCGGCTGGCTGGAATGGTTGTCGAACTACAAAAGGAAATCGACAAAGAAAAGCTGGTAAATGCAGGTTTTGTTGAAGCGTCAGAAATCCTATGAGCCTTATAGGTAACGGGTTCAGGCACAACCTTACCGGGAAACTGTTCGGCGCTACGGCGCTGGACGGTGCAAACCCGACCGTACATGAGTATAGAGGTCATCGTGCTGCTTCAATGCGTAACATAACAGCGGGAGAAGGCATCACCGACGATAAAGCCGGACTCCCAATGGGTTATGTAATGAAGGGCTGGCAGCTACCGCAGAAGGCAGGGATGATCTCTGCCCGTATGCATGACTTCCGTATCACGCCAACAGGTAATGCCGTGATGGGTTATCCGATTGAGGCTACCGCTTCACTCACGATAACGATTGATGACGCTAACAGTGAATTGATCTCTTCTGGTAATGGCTCTGCAACGATAACCATTACACCGAACACGCCACAGCTAACAGCTTCTATTGGCGGCATAGGTGAAGCGGCGTTCACTATCACTGTAAATACGCCAACACTAGGCGCTGAAGCCAATGTATCAGGCAATGGCACTCTAACCATTATCGGGACAATCAATCCTTACGCTATCGGTATTATGGAAGGCACAACTGAAGAAGCTGGCCTAACAAATTCAGGAATCGCTAATTCTGTGTGGTCTAAGGTTATTGAGGCTGGATTTACCGCAGATCAGATATTGCGGATTGTTGCTGCTCATGCTGCTGGTTCAGCTACAGGGCTAGAAGGTGCAAATCCACAATTCACCGGACTTGATGGTGTCACATTGAGGATTGATGGATCATATTTGGCGGGTACACGCACGATTGACTCTTTGGACGGTGAATAGTGGGCAACTGGTTAGGCTCTTGGGTAGGTAAGTGGTTCGGCGCAAACGTAGATCAGCCTGAAGGATCAATCTCAGGTTCGGCTACGTTTTCGTTTTCCGCTAGCGGAGAGCTAACCAATGGCGAAACACCGCAAATTATCGCTTCCTTAGGTGGTTTTGCTCCAGCTTACAAAAATCCTGAAGAATTACCCGAAGAAGTTGAAATAGTCAAAGAGGCTATACCAGAAGCCTATATCTCACGCATTCGCAACGAATTCTTGTCTGAGGCTATGGCTAAAGACTTGATAAACCGCGCTAAACAGCGCAAATCAAGGGCAGAAGAAGAAGCCCTACTACTTATCCTTTAAGGGAAAACAGCAAAATGGATAAAGACTTGAACGAATCGGAATCAGTCACCGAAATTGAATCAAACGAACCGGAAACCGTAGAAAGTGACGAACCGGAAACTATGCTTGAGGCTATCCAAGATGGTCTGAAGGATGAAGAAGAAAAGCCAGAAGTAGTTGAAGAAGTAAAAGCAGAAGAAGCTCAACCAGAAAATGAAGATGATCCACCTGAAGGAATCTCCAAGAAAGCACAGGAGCGTTTCCGTAACCTGACTGCTCGGCTGAAAGAGAAAGACGCGGAATTTGAACGGGTTAATTCTGACCTAGGCAATATCCGCACAATGATGAAGGAAACAGGCGGCAAGCCCGAAGATTTCGCCAAGACGTTTGAGTACATCCGAGCGTTAAACAAGGGCGATTTCAGCAATGCGAGGTCTATCCTAGAGGAACAGATCAAGCAGCTAACCGTATTGACTGGTCAGCCGTTTAATAACATTGATGCGCTGCAACAATTCCCCGACTTGCGGGAACGGGTCAATTCTTATCAGATGGATGAGCAAACAGCCTTGGAAATGGCTCGTCATCGCTCCATACAGCAAGCGCAACAGAAACAGCAGCAAGAGTACCAAAGCCAGCAAAATAACCAGTATCAAGCGCAAGCTATGCGTCAGCAGGCTATTCAAGAGATTGACCGCATGGGTGCTGAGTGGGCCAAGTCTGATCCTGACTACGCCATGAAAGAGGGAATGATTACAGCCCAAGCCAAGCTGATTTCTGAGCAATTCCCGCCGCATCAATGGCCTGCCCAGGTTCGCTTGATGTATCAAACCATCTCTTCTATGCCGGTGCAGCGTCATCAGTCATCTTCCCCAGCGCCGCTTCGTGCATCTGGTCAGTCGGCAGGTAGCCGTCAGCCTAGTTCAATGCTGGAAGCCTTGCAAAGTGGTCTAGGGTATAGCGGTTAATAAACTAACCAAGCAGTCACAAAGAGCCTCGTTAATTCGGGGCTTTTTTCATTTTGTCACCTTGAATCTATATCCGGAATATACATGTGTCGGAATGACAACCGGCATAGGTAAGATATAATGTATGCATCACCCCAGTATTTAGAAGGGCGGTGTAACTGAAACATGCTCTTACCCATGTCTAAGTTGCCTCGTCAAAGGCCCGCCCTTCTAAACATTGGGGTTTTTCTTTGGCATCCGTCCGCAAGTGACGCGATAGACAATGATCCTGTATGGGATAGCTGCACCGGAAACACTGCCCCTACTGCGCCCGTAGGCGAGGCATCCAAACTGTAAGCGAGGTATTGGAATAGTCCGGTTGCACAGGTGCGAGACAAGCATCCGGATGAATGAATCGCTTGGTCATGCCGCACTTGGTTCAATGAAGCATTACATCATTTGAATGGAGTAAGTCGATAAACATCTGTGCTTATCGCCCTTGGGGAACCTATGCCCATTTTGTCACCTTGAAACACTGCGGTTTATAAAGTAATCAGATGTATTCGGGTTCATCTCCGAGACTGTTTCTGATGGCTGAATTACCCGTCGACGCCAGCGGGAAAAGTTTGTTTTTTCCTTCAATTTCTTAGGAGCTTTATCGTGGCATTTTCCGCACAAGAGCTACAGGACGCTGGCAAGATTGCGCTTGATTTTCATCTCAAAAAAGCGCCAATCGACCAGGTAGCTGTCGAACGTCCGTTGATGAAAGCCCTTATGGGCAAGAAGAAGTCGTTTCCCGGTGGTAAGCAGTACATCGTAGAGCAACTTCGTTACCGTTATCAGTCTAACTTCCAGTGGTTCAATGGTGCTTCTGTAGTCTCGTACAACAAGCGCGTGACCGTTGAGCAGGCTCAATACCCGTGGCGTTCTGCTCACGATGGTTTCAGCCTTGATGAAGATCGTCTGGCACAGAATGGCATCGTTATTGACGACAACAGCAAAGGCGGCAATGCCTCCCAAGCTGAACAAGTCCAACTGACCAATCTGCTGCAAGAATCCACCGAAACCTTGCGCCTTGGTTTTGAAGAGAAGTTTTCGATGTTCTTGCATCTTGACGGCTCTAGCTCAACCGATGCCATCGCTGGTCTGGATAACATCGTTTCCACCACCCCGACCTCTGGCACTGTTGGCGGTATTGATCGTTCTGTCTCCGGTAACATTTACTGGCGCAATAACGTATCTACCGGCCTCACCGCTGTCACGACTCAAGCAACCGCTATTACTTTCCTTGCAGCAATGGAGACCCAATGGCGTGCTTGTATCAAGAACGGTGGTCGTCCTGATCTGATCTTTGCAGGTGCTACGTTCATCGACAATTACATTGCCGCTATGAACTACACCGGCCAGACAATTCAGTACGCTGGTGGCGAAGTTCGCAAGCTGGACGGTGGTATTGGTGGCATCTACTTCAAGGGCATTGAAATTCAATGGTGTCCTGAGTTTGATGACAACTTCGGCGGGTTTGTTTCCCCGGCAATCCACTGGACTAAGCGTTGCTACTTTATCAACTCCAAGCATCTGACTCTGCGTCCGATGGATGGTCAAGATATGGTTACTCGCAAGCCTCCGCGTGTCTATGACAAGTATGTCTATTACTGGGCATTGACGTGGCGTGGTGCTTTGACTTCTAACCGCGCAAACGCCCACAGCGTCCTTAGTTTGACTTAATAGGAGATATAGAAATGGCACTTTCAACTGTATCTCTCGGCGCTGCTCTGACTTCCGCAACCGCGAATGCTGGCGTTAAGCCAGAAGATTCAAACGCAAACTTTTTGCGTGGTGCAAACGTCCTTGCAATCATCCAACCAACCAACGGCGCATTTGTCGGCACTGCAAAGATTCAGGGTACTAACGCTGATCTTGACTCGGTTGCTGACGGTTCTGCTACTTGGACTGACCTGCTTACCTTCGTTGCCCCGGCATCGAACAGCGGCGCTAAGGTCGGCATGGTTACTGCATACCGCCGTATGCGTGTTACCTGTACCGTTTTTACTAGCGGTTCTGTAGAAGCTCTGATCGTTGCTTAAATGATCGTAAAGCCCTTCCTTCACAAGAGGAGGGGCTTTTTTACCTTAAAGGATAGTAAATGTTAGCGAAACACGTTCAGGTTCTTGTCCGTCGTGATATGGCTGAGATCATTGGTACAACTGTTTTTGAGCATGAGCTTGAAATCCTCCGCGATATTCATGGCGACGGTAATGTTGATGTAGATACCGCCATCGAATTTGAGCCGGTAGAGATTGATTCAAATGAAGAATTCGACCGTTTGGCTAATGTATATGGCTCAAACGATCAAGGCCAAATGTACGTTGAACGCTGCATTGGTCGCGGTGCTAAACAACTTGAGGCGCTTGGCTACAAAAAGCCGGGCCGCAAGCCGAAAGAATCTGAAGAAGTATGACCTACAAGACCCTTGGCGAACTCCGTGGTGACTTGTCTCGCCGTCTAGGTTTTGGCGCTCAAGGGTCATCAGGTATTAACTCTGCGCTGCTCGATACGTTTCTGCAAAATGCTCAAGACCAGCTATTTGCGGCTTTCGAGTGGCGTAACCTCATCAAGTACGACGATAAGGTGATTGGTGCGAATCAGACGCTTATCGACTATGCGACTGATTGCGAACCGACTCATATTCGTGATGTGGCTGTCTATGATGGCTCTCGCTGGATTCCCATGCAAGAAGGCATAACTTGGGATATGCGCTCACAGGATTTGACCACGATTCCAAGCCGGTATGAGCGTTACGCACAAATGGAATGCTGGCCTGAAACCGATACGCAATACACCATCAGACGGTATTACGTTGCAACACCATCAAGATTCACGCAAGACAATGACCGGGCATCTATTGATGATGGTCTAGTGTTCTTGCATGCGGTAACTAACGCCAAGCTCCATTACAAGCAAAGTGATGGTCAGGCATACGCTAACCAGCTTAATTCCATGCTGGACAAGCTGAAGGCCAAGAATCGCGGTCAATCCGTGTTTGTTCGCGGTGGTTCTATGGAGTCGCCAGCTAGACCAAGGCAGGTGTAACTATGGCTGGATTAGGTGACATGTTCGGTCAATCGTTTGCTACGGTGAACGGGCAAAAACCGCGAAATTCAGACAATATTCAGCCGGGACAACCGCTAAACCTGCGCGGTGCTTTTGAGGCTGCACAGAATATCCCTGTCGCTGGTGACGTTCTATCCGGCGTGATGGCTGCTTATGACGCTGCAAAAGGTGACTATCCAAGTGCTGCGATGAATGCGGTAGGGATGTTGCCTTTCGTGTCAGGGACATTCATTGGTAAGGGCGCTAAGACTTGGGATGCTATCAAAGCTGCTGATGCTGAAAAGCGAATTGATGCCGGTGATGATGTTCGCAAAGTGTGGAAAGAAACAGGCACGTTTAAAGGGCCGGATGGTCATTTCCGGCAGGAGATTGATGATACAAGAGCGGGAATGAGGCTTTTAGGGCCGAAATATGGCGATGAGTCTCGAATCAATAAACTTGGCGAAACATTGGATCATGGGCTTGCATATAAGGCATATCCTGATTCAAAAGGAATCAACGTAACTTATTCTGATGCTGGCTCAGGTGGGAGTTACAGTAACCCTAGATCATGGGCTGAATACATAGATTTACCTCAACAGGCCGGACAGTCAGGGCAAAGAAGCGTTGTTCTTCACGAGCTACAGCACGCTATTCAAGGTCGTGAAGGATGGGCTAGAGGAGGAAGTGCAGACGCAATAGCAAGACAATCAAAGGAAAACGAAGCCGCAATTAGTTATCACAACGAAAATTTGCGTAACCTAGTTAGGCAGATGGACGCAGTATCAAAGACTGGTGATAAGCAGGCGCTGCAAAAGCTCAGTGAGAACTATCAGGCAATAATTGATAGAAAACTTGATCTTGTTAAACAAACAAATATTGATCCATACGACGCCTATCGCCGCCTAGCCGGTGAAGCAGAAGCGCGCGCCACACAATCCCGCATGAACATGAACATGGATCAGCGGCTAAATACTTACCCGCTAGATTCCTACGATGTTCCGGTAGATCAGTTGATTATTCGCGGCAATACGCCTATCGGCGCAGCATTCACAGGTAAATAACTATGGCCGCAATCACATTTTCAGACTTCAGTTCTGGCCTCGACCTCCGCAAAGGCGCATCAGTATCAGACGCTAATCGCCTGCGTGTTCTCAATAACTGCTATGTCACCACAGGCAAGACGATCCGTAAGCGTCCCGGCCTTTCTGTTGTCGCTACGCTGGAAACTGGCACGCAAGGTCTAAGGGCAGCGGGTGGCAAGCTAAATACCTTTTATTCAGTCGGGACAATCACCCATGCTGATACTCGGTTTGTTGCCAACAAAATCACGCACCCTACTACGCCTGCGCTTGATGTTTCCAAGATTTACTACGCTGACGTGTTCAACGGGTTTATTTACGTTTCGGCTAAATATACCGATGGATCAATCAAGCATCACTATATTGATGGAACTAGCCCCACTCATATAGTCGATACAAATTGTCCTAATACTGCTGCGGTTGTAAAGAAATCATCAAAGATATTCGCCACTTCTGGCGATGTGGTTCGGTTCTGCAAAACATCAACCCCTCGAGATTGGACAACTGCCAGCGATGCAGGCTTCCTTGGTGTGGGCATTCAACAGTCCGGCGCAACTAACCCGACTTCGCTTGGAGAATACGCCGGTAATTTGGTCGTTTTCTTTAAAGACTCCAGCCAAGTTTGGACGGTTGATCCTGATCCGTCAAAGATGGTGTTTGTGCAAGGTCTTGACGTTGGCTGTCCATATCCTAACGGTGCTGCAAACATGGCTGGCGATGTGTTCTGTGCTTCCTATGACGGAATACGCTCAATCACCACACAATCGACCACCGGCAACATGATTGACGTCGACGTTGGTTCGCCTATTGACTCGGTTGTAAAACCTGAATTTACGGCGAATGCTGATATTAGAGCGTTTTACTTCCGTGGATCGGGGCAGTATTGGGCGATTAAAGGATCAACCGCTTTCGTTTATTCGTTCTCTCGTACTTCTAAAATCTCGGCATGGTCTAAGTACGTTTTCCCGTTCGATATTAACGATGTGACTGAATTAGACGGTGATCTGTACATGAGATCAGGAAACACAGTTTATAAGCTGGATGAGAACGTAAATACCGATGCAGGCACTCAGTTTGAAGTGAAGATTGAATTTCCATATTTGGACTTCAAGACTCCCGGCGTGCTCAAGCAGATTATGAGCATGGATACAGTAATGCTCGGTTCTGCTGATATGCAGATCAAGTTCGATGCTAGACAGCCTGATTTCATCACGCCGACGATTGCGATGGAAGGTGATACCAGACCGGGAGAATTAACAGCCGTTGAGATCGTTTCTGTCGGTATAGCTCCGGTGATTACCTCAACCAATAGTGATCCGTTTGAGCTTCACGCCATTACCTTCTATTACGAAAACTTAGCGGCTATATCGTGATAGTCAAAGCTACTTGGCCTGACATTATCGAAGTCTGTCTAAACCTTCGCCAAGATGATTTAGACGAAGTGATGCTAACCAGATGGACTTCTGATCCGTATGACTTGGCATCAGACTTTGCACATACTCAAGGTGGAAAGTTCGCAGTCATCCATAACGATAAACCAGTTTGTATCTTTGGCGTATCGCCTAGAACACCTGGCGTAAGTCAGGGATGGTTAGTAGGTACAGACGAGATCGGACTGGCGGGGGTAGAAGTAGCTCACGCTTGCAAGAAGGTCATTAAATCTCTGTTTAACGCTGACGTTCATCGCATACAAGCGTTTTCCGCTTCGTTTCACACGCAAGCGCATGAATGGCTAGAACTGATCGGGTTCAAGAAAGAATCAGTGATGCACTCCTTTGGTAAGGATGGTTCTGACTTCTACTGTTATGCGGTGACTAAATGACTCCGCTATTTCTGACGGATTCAGAGCTACTAGAACAATGGTGGGATCAGATTGAACCGCTGTTTATTCCTGTTGTAGAAGAAGCAGCAAGAGGCGAATTCACCGTGTCAGACATTAAGCGACTGTGCGAAGAGAAACGCGCCACGGTTGCTATCGTCGTTGAGAACGAGAGAGTAATTCTCGCAATGGCGTTTGAATTCATTTTTTATCCGAAGCAAACAGCCTGCAATGTGATTGCGATGGGTGGTACGAGGATGGCCGAAGCTGAAAGCCTGTTTTTTGTCACCTTCAAAGAATGGTGCAAAAGTATGGGTGTCACGGTAATCGAGGCTTCGTGCAGCCCGTCTATGTCCCGGCTTTTGCGTCGATTTGGTTTCAAAAAAACGTATGAAGTTGTGAGGTTAAATACATGAGTCACGAACCGATTTTCTTTACCGTACCATCTGGCGATACTAAACGCTCACGCATTCTGCACAAAGGCGGTGGAGGTGGTGGCGATGATGGCGGCGCAGCTCGTCGAGAGCAAGAGCGGCAAGAGCGCATTGCAGCCGGTACAAACCAAGTTAATTCAATCTTTGGTATGGGTAATAGCGGCGCACAGCAACAGCGCCAAGCTATGTATGACTCAACCAAGAATGATACACGGGCGTTCTACACTGGACAGCTTGAAGAAGATAAAGCTCAAGCACAGCGCCAGCTTGAATTCCAAAAAGCACGTCAAGGCATTATCGGTTCTTCACAGGCAAACGACCTAGATACCGAATTCCAGAAACGCTATGACCGTGGCCTGTTAGACATTGCAAACCGTTCAGATAATGCTGCTACTCAGTTCCGTACTTCTGACGAGCAAGCCAGGTTAGGTCTGATCGCTAAAGTTGTGGCAGGTCTTGACCAAGGTACAGCCGCACAAAACGCCATGAGTACGCTGCAAACGAACGCTAACGCAGCGAAAGAGTCTTACCAGTCTCAGCGCATGGGTAACGTGTTTGCCGACCTTCTAGGCTCATACCAGCAGCAACAGATGAATGCAGGTATGCAGGCAGGTAAGCAACAGACTAACCAGTACGGTAATGCCTTCCCGACACAGGACGGTGTTAGCGGTCAAAAATCAATGAGCTAATCATGTGTGATCCGGTAGATATTGGCCTTGCGATTGCAGCGATAGCCGCTGCTGGTTACGGCGCAAAAACACAGTCTGACGCAGCGAACGAGGCGGCAGACCGTCAAGCGGCTGCTATGAATGCAACTCTTGAGCAGCAAGACCAATTCAACCGCAAGGCTGAAGGCAAGGCACTGGAGAATGCAGATCAGTACGATATGACTGATCGTACTCAGAGGCTTGAAGAAACACGCCAGAAAGCCGGGGATTCTCTCGTTGAATCGTTGGTTAAATCTCGCCAAGAGTCAGCTAGTCCAGAACAAGCAGCCGGTAAGGTTTCCGAGTCATTCACAGCTGACAGGGCAACTAAGCTAGCAGATCAATTTCAAGCATCTGTCGATAACGCTCGGCTCATGGGTCGTATGCGTGGAAATCAGGACATGCTAGGCAATGAAGCGATTATGAACGCCGACTACGCTTCTCAGTTGAATACGATTGGTCGCAACGCTAATGGTTCATATCAAGCGGCACAACCGGGAATTGCTGTAGCTGGCAAGGTTGATGCAAATAAGGTGATGACTGGCGCAATGCTTCAGTCACTTGGCACTACTTATCTCGGTAACGTGGCTGGCAAGGGTCTTGGCTCGGCTTTCGGTGGCGGTGATATTACATCCGGTCAAGCTGCGGCAAATTACGGCACGAATGCAGGCACACAGCAATCGTCAATGCTTGCGGCACAAGAGGCTGGTATGGGTACTGGCGGGATGAGTAACTATGTCAGGGGGTTCATGCGCTAATGGCTAATCCATATGCAGAAGCGGCAGCATTAGCCGCACCATATACCGGACTCGGAACGCAAATCTTGCAAGGCGCTAACGCTTTCGAGATGGGCAAGACAAAGATGCAGTCTGAGATGGCAAAACAGTTTGCTATGCAGGCTCACGCTGATCTATACGGCGCACAAGCTGGCAAGGCTAGGGAAGAGGCGGCAACTATTGGTCAGCGTCGGCAGTATCAAACGCCTGAGTTTGGCGCACAGATCGCAGCAACAATGAACGGTCTAAGCCCTGAAATTGGACAACAGATCGCTTCTGGCGCTATTCCACAGGGTATTACTCCTGAACAGGTGCAGAGCTTTAATCGTGGTCGTGGCGCTCATTTCGCTCAACTAGGCGCAACCGGCGACACTAACGCAGATCAAATGGTTAAGGCATTTGCTGGCCTTCTTGGTCAGGGTCGTACAGATCAAGCGATTAACAATCCAAAGATGGCTGCAACTATCGCTCAAGGCGTTGCTGCTGGAAAAGGCGATGCTCTTATCAGTAACCTCGGCGGCAATGGTGTATTCAATCAATTCACTGGCGGTCAGGAACTAAACGCTGTTGGTAAATCTTCTGCAAATCAGAATAATGCTGCGGCTGGTAATCAGGCTGCAATGGCGAAACTACATAACGCACAGATTCCAGAAGTTCAATCGCGGATTGACTTGAACAAGTCAAAGATTGGTCAGCCTACTGTTAATCCTGATGGCTCAATTACTGCGCCAACTGGTAAGCCTATCAAGCTATCTGCTACGGCAGAAAAAGAGTTATTTGAGGCTGATGACAACATCAAGGCTACGCAATCAACTATTGGGCTTTTGAAGCAGGCGAAAGAGCTTAACGATAAGGCTTACTCTGGATATTTTGCCAAGACACGCGCCGCGCTTAGATCAAACCTGCCGGGCGATAGCGAACAGGCTGACGCGACTATTCAGCTAGATAACATGATGACAACGCAGGCTCTTGAATCACTAAAGGCTACGTTTGGAGCAGCACCAACAGAAGGCGAACGGAAAATCCTGATGGACATTCAAGCGTCTGCTGACAAGACTCCGAAACAGCGAAAAGACATCATAGACAGAGCAATTAAAGCCTCTGAGCAAAGAGCAGTATTCAACACTAACAAGGCTAAGTCGCTGCGTTCTGGTTCTTACAACACGATTGATCCGCAGCAACAGCCACAAGGTAGCGATATTGATGCGCTTTTGAATAAGTACGGGAAATAACATGGCTGACTTAGATCAACTAAAACGCGCACTTGTTAATGCTGATAAAGCTGGCGATGTTTCCGCTGCACAGGCTTTTGCTAAAGCAATCAGGCAGCAACTAAGCGCACCAAAGACAGAAGAAAAGCCGTTAAACGCAACTGACGGGATGAGTACAACGCAAAAGGTATTGGCTGGCGTTGGTATGTCTATGGTTGATGCTAAAAATGGCCTCGGTCAAATGCTCGGTTTAGTAGATCAAAAGGAAATCGACCAAGCCAAGATGTTAAACAAGGACTTGGTTAATACCGGCGCTGGTACGGTTGGCAGCGTAATTGGCAATGCCGCTATGCTTGCGCCTACTGCGTTAATTCCCGGTGCTAATACGGTAACGGGTGCTGGATTGATTAACGCGCTTGCAGGCGCAGCAATGACTCCAGGTAGCCTATCAGAAAGAGGCCAAGCTGCTTTGTTTAGCGGTGGTGGTGCGGCTGGTGCAACTGGCGCAGTTAAGTTGCTATCCGGTGCAGGTCGTGCGGCTCAAGCTGCGGCTGCTCCAATGTCTGAAAAAGGTCGTGAAAAGATCGTCGGTGAGGTAATGCGCCGCGCTGCTGGTCAGAATGTCGATGATGTAATTAACCGGATGAAAGGCGCACAGGCTTTAGTCCCCGGCGCTGAACCTACTGCGGCTGAAGTGGCTAATAGCGGTGGCATTGCTGCGCTACAAAGAGCAATGGCACAAGCTAATCCTGAAGCATACACCGCTAGAGGAATGCAAAACGCTACGGCTAGGGTTGATGCTTTGCGCGGTATTGCTGGCGATGAACAGAAGATGCAAGCGGCTATTTCTGCTCGTAAATCGGCTGCTGATCCTTTGTATAAAGCAGCTGATAGGGCGGTTGTCACATCAGATGATGAACTGCGCTCAATCATGGCTCGTTTGCCAAATGGAACGCTTGAGCAAGCAAAAGAAATAGCAAGGATGAAAGGTCAGCCAATGCAAATTGGTCGTGATGTACCTGCTCAAACCTTGTTTAAAAATGAAGCTGGCGAGTTAATTGATCCGTCGATGATGAAGCCTCCTGTTGAGCCTAAAGGTCGCAATCTTCTGGCTGAAATTCGCAAGGCTGGCGGGATCAAAATGGATGAAGTTGGAGAGCTTGGAATGTCTCCAGTTGAAGCCGTAAGAGGAAATCCCGGCCTGTTCCGTAGAGATGGCATGAGTGCAGATAGCTTCCTTGAATACATGCAACAGGCTGGCTGGCTGTCTGATGACATGATTTCAAAGGCTAATCAAGGTAATCCAGGTGGCGCACAAGAGATCGCAAAGGATTATTTGCGGTCAGCTTTGGGGCGTGATCCTGTTTATCATCCAGCGCAAGCGATGGATATTTACGCTCACAATCAAGCAATGCAAGACTTTGGAGAGTTTGCAAAGGGAATTACGCGCACTGATATACCGGCAAAAAATGCTCAATACACAGGTCGCGGCATTGATCTTATTAAAAAAGCCATTGATGACGTTGTAAGCGGAAGCCCTGCATCTTCTATCGGAAAGAATCAGCAAGCGGCTGGACTTGGCGTTAAAAACGATTTGGTTAATTGGGCTGATCGTGCGATTCCTGAATATGGTGCTGCACGTCAAGCATGGGCTGAAGGTTCAAAGCCAATTAGTCAGATGCAAGTCGGTCAAGAACTAATGAACAAGCTACAACCTTCTCTAGTTCAATTCCATCCAGAAAAGGTTAATTTCGCTCAAACTGGAAATTCATACGCTAACGCGCTGAATGATGTTCGCGGAAACCTAGTAAAGAATTCAACAGGAGGAATAAAGCAAAGCCTTGAAGATGTAATGACTCCGCAACAGATGCAAACGCTTAACGCGATTGGTCAGGATTTGTCGCGCAAATCAATGGCGCAGTCTTTAGGTCGTGGAGAAGGTTCTAACACTTTCCAAAACTTCGCTATGGATAACCTTGCATCACAATCTGGGATGCCGCCTGCTGTTTCAGCTATCGGAAACTTCTTAACACTTGGTCAGGGTTCAAAGCTGATGGGTGGTCTGAAGATAGCCGGTAACAAGCTATACCAAGGCGCTGATGACAAGATGAAACAGAGCATGGCTGATTACATGCTGAATCCACAGCAAGCGGCTTTAGCTATGGAAAACGCAGTTAAGCCTAGTGGATTAAGCCAAGCATTCAATAACGCTTTAGGTGCGAACAATGTTGATAGGTTGATTGGTGCGGCATCAGTTGCGCCGGGTGTTCTCGGTTCGTCGTTTGCTATGCCCTATGGGAGTCAATAGCAGATTTTTAAGCCATCCATCTTTCATGTGTCTTTCTAACCAGAACTCAATAACAAGAGCTATAGCAAGAATGAACAAAAGGAAAAACGGCTTCAGTAATGCAGCCCAAAACCAGACCATAGGACTCCCATATGTCACAACCAACACCATACACGCCAACTACTGACTTCAGCCAGCAAGAGGCGAACAATGCATCAGGACGATCAACGGTTAATACCGCTGCGCTCGATGCTGAATTTGCAGCCATTGATACTACACTAGACCAGACTCTAGCAAATATCCAGTTATTGCAGAGGGATGATGGCAGATTGATGGATGTATCTGTCGAGGTTCATACGCTTTCTCCTGAAGTGTTGAATCTGATGGGCGGGTTTAATCTTCGTGGTGCTTGGTTATCAAACACAGATTACGCAGTAAAAGACCTTGTTTCTAGCGGTTCATATACTTACGTTTGCTCGGTTGCTCACAATTCAGGTGCGACATTCTCAGAAACCAACTGGTTAAAGTTCGGTTTTGCAGGGTCTAACGATGCTGCACAAGCTGCTGCTGCGGCGGCGGTAAGTGCCAATGAAGCTCACATTAGCGAATTAGCTGCGGCTGCTTCTGCTCTCGCTGCAAGCGGTTCAGCGACTACTGCGACCACTCAGGCTGGATTGGCTGCTGCAAGTGCTGTAGCTGCTGATGCCAGTGCTGATGCTGCTGCTATTAGTGAAACTAACTCCGCAAATAGCGCATCTGATGCTGCGGCAAGTGCTGCAAGTATCGCCATTCCTGGCGGCAAGACAATGGTGCTGAAAGACAGCGCAGGAGTTGCTTACGTTGAAGGCGCAGCAGGTACGACTGCACAGCGTCCAGGTTCTCCTGTTGTCGGATATACAAGATTCAATACGACTTTAAATGCAGATGAAACTTGGAGCGGGTCTGCTTGGCTTGTTTCTGGAAATGTTACACAAACAGGAACAGAGACACTTTCAAATAAAACACTTTCATCATCTTGCGATGTTTCTGCTGCGGTTGGTTCTATAAAAGCAGGAACAATTATTGACTGGGGAGGATCATCTGCTCCGTCTGGTTATCTAGCTTGCCCAACTTCACAGACAAATATTTCACGCACAACATACGCAGGATTGTTTTCCGAAATAGGCACGACTTGGGGCGCGGGAGATGGATCAACCACATTTGGCATTCCTTGGTTCCCAGCTGACTATTCATCTGTTCAGGCAAATGGAAATGTAGGCACATCAACTGTCGGTCAAGTTATTTCCCATACCCATACAGGTGGTGGGGCGTTTAACCAAGGCGTTGCAGGTGGTGGAGTAGTTATTGGTGGTTACAACCAAGACACTGGGGCGACTGGCGGAACCGCCAACTTGGCTGCAGGTCAGCGCGTTCTGAAGTGCGTCAAATATTAAGAGGGCATGATGAAAAAAACAGTAAATATTTTTGATGCTGAAACGGGTGAGTTCTCAGGAACTTACGAAGCACAGGAAAGTCCGTTGGAGCTTGGCGTTTTCATTTGTCCAACCCATTCAACGGATGATCCTTTACCCAGCTTGGCTAAAGGTGAGAAAGCGTTCCGTATTGATGGTGCTTGGGTTGTTCGCGCTGCCGAACCTGAGCCAGAAGCTATTCCGCCAACTCAAGAGCAGATCATCGCCCAGTACGAGCGGGCGATCGATGCTCACCTCGATTCAGTCGCCAAACAGCATCGCTATGACAACC